TGTTTTTGAGAAGATGGTATATACATACCCAAACCCATTAGATATGATTACAATCAAAGATGAAACAAATAAAGAATATACAGCAGAAGAATTTTTAAACAAAATCAGTAACCTTAAAATTAATAGAATAAACTAATGTCAAAACTAAGATTAAATCAAATTGATTTTGAAAATTTTGATGAGTTAGATGAGTTGTATGAAAACTCAATTGAGATGATTACAAATAAAAAAAGAAAGAATGGAAAATTTAAAGAAAACTCAGATGAAGAAGGATTACCAAAATCATATGGGGAGACTTCAAAACGGGGAGATGGTGATAGTTTTATCAGTAAACGAAGAAAATCAAGAAGCTAAGATAATAGATTGTTTTGATAGAGAATGGAATGTTCCGGTTTCGTATGTTAAACTAAATTAATACATATTTATATCCGAAGAACTTACGAAGGAGATTATGCCAGCATTATCAAAAGCACAACAGAGATTTATGAGTTTAGTTTACGCTCTTAAAAAAGGAGATGTTAAACCATCCGATGTATCTAAATCAGTTAGAGATGCTGCTAAATCAATGAAAACGAAAGATGCTAAAGATTTCGCTTCAACAAAACATGATGGATTACCAAATAAAGTTGAAATGGAGATGGAAGTGTTGATTAAAAAAATTGATGAAAAATATAATTCTGTTCGTAGAGCTAAATAATTCGGAGATGTGAGTGATACGTTATACAAGAAAAGATATACAAAAAGCAGTAGAAACCAAAGGGTATAAATGGTTTGAGGGTGGAGATTACAATCTAAATATAGTAGGTATACGAAACTCTGAAACAAATGGTAATGTAACCAACAAATTTGATGATTATATAACAGTTTCATATTCAGTAAATAGTGAATTAAAATACCATCAGTTCGAAGCAACAACAGATCCTGGTTTACATTGGGAGCAAAACTTACTCAATAGAGATGGTGTGGCAATATTAGTACCAAACCAATACAGAGGTTCACACCAAATTGGATTACACCAAAACAAATACGAGGCTTTAAGGCAAGTAAAACCACTACAAGTTTATAGAGATAGAAATAAAAATGGTGTATATGACTTCTTAGGTGAAAACATCCAAGAAGGTATATACGGTATAAACATTCACAGAGCTACTTCAAAAGTAGGTGGTAAATCTATACAGATTGATAAATGGTCAGCTGGGTGTCAAGTTATAGCTAGCTATGATGATTTTGAACTATTTATGGAATTAGTAAACAAAAGTGCTAAAATATACGGAAATTCATTCACATATACTCTGCTTGAGAGTTCGGATATATTAATTTAGTGATATGGGAAAAGATAAAATGGAAATACTAAAATCGGGAGCAGTTAAACTGTTGATGGGAATATCTACTTTTTGTGGTTTTATTGGAAGCTACTTTATGAATTTAACAGCCGATAATGTTGAGCAATATTTGGCGGTTGTAGCAGTGATGCTTTTGGATGGATTTTTCGGTATAATAGCTGGTGTTAAACGAGAAGGTTTTAAAACCTATAAGGCTTTAAAGATAATCAAAAATATATTTGCATGGCAACTAATACTAACTGTAATACTTTCAATAGAAATGGGATTTACTGGTACGGAATGGTTATCCGAAACGATATTAGCACCATTCTTAGTTTTTCAGATAGTATCAGCTCTTAAAAATGCATCAATGGCTGGTTTCATAAAAAATGAACTACTAAACGAGATATTAGATAGAATTGATAAACATAAGGGTGAGAGAAATACTCAACAAAATGTATAGTTGGAATCAATATAAGAACTTGAATGAGAATAGAAATCTAAATGAATCTGTAGTATTAAAAAAATATCATATTTATTTAGGTAAACTACAATTAGAAGAATTTCTAAAAAATCCAATTGATGGTGGTTCACCTCCTTATCTTTTACAAGAAGATGGATTCTATTTATTACAAGAAGATGGTTCAAAAATATATCTATAAGGTTAAAAAATGGGATACGATAAGAGAATATCAGAATTACCACAGGCAGGTTCACTAGATGGAACTGAGTTATTAGCTGTAGTACAAAGTGGAGTTACAAAATACACACAAGCAAATAATTTAAATTACATTACATCAAACAATTACGGATTATTTAATCAAACAGGCTCATCTGTATTAATAACAGGAAGTATTGTACAAGAAAATCTAATCGGCGGTGGTGTGGGAACTCTTTCAGTTCCTGCGAATGGATTTAAACAAGGTGATGCATTTCATGCAATACTTACAGGAATAGGAACTTTCCATAATGGTGATTCATTAGATATTAGAGTTAAATCGAATGATGTTATATTAGCTGAAACTGGTACATTAACTCTAGCAAATGCAAGTAACAGAAGGTGGAAATTAGAAATATTCTTCTCTGTAAATCAAATTGGTCAAGCTGGAACTGCTGAAATCGTATCAGCTGGTACATTTATGTATAGTGAAGACCAAGCAGGTAAATTTAATGGAACTAATTTTAGTTTTATAAATTCATCATCATTTGATACAACAATTGATAATACTTTAGTAATAACATCGCAATTTGATGATGTTAATTGTTTAATTCAATCAAAGATTTTTACACTTAATAAAACATTTTAATCGTTGATATTTATTAATAAAGGAAACGGATGGGAGTCTTTTCAACTAATTTAACAGAAATAGCATCAGGCGGATTAATTTCGTCGAGTCATGCTTCGGATTTATACGGGGTATTGTCTGGAAGTATACGTGAAGATGTAGTAATCTCAGGTTCATTTACTATATCATCTGGACCAGTTGTATTTTTATCAGGTTCAGCAACACAATTCATAGTAACTGAATCAATTCATACTACATTAACATCTACATCAGCATCAATAAGCAACATATATAATAATGTTACTATCCAGTCAGCAAGTATTTCACACAATGCAACAGACTTTACTGTAAACGGAACTGGTTCAGCTGACAGAATTGAAGTTGGAAATTCTTCATTAACAGACACTACATTGACATCTACATCTGCTTCAATTTCTTATGTATCAGTAACTGATAAATTTATATCAGAAGGTACTGTTTTATTTTATACAGCATCACTTCCAACTGCTGATCCGTCAGTGAACGGTCAATTATGGAGAAGTGGTAGTTATTTAATGATAAGTTTAGGTTAAATATAATATGGCAGCAACGAGAATTAAATATTCAATGCAATGGAGAATCCAGTACGAAGGAAATCTTGTAGATGTACTTGATAGAATACGAGCTATTCGCATGGTACTTATGTGTAATATTGATCAAGATTTAGGACGAGGTAAAGAGTTGATTACAGTTAAAATTTTAACACCATACCCACCCAGAAAATCATTTCAAGCAGTACGACAGCTTGCATTAGGTAAAATTGAAACACTTCATGGTGTTCAATTGATAGAAACGTCATTAACAAAATTGTTTTAAGGAACGAGTTATGGCAATAAATAAAGAAAAAACACCGCCCAAGAATCCTGTTAAATTTTCATTAACTCTTTCGGCCGAACAGAAGCGAGCTAAAGAACAAATATTAAATCATCCATTTAATTTTATATTAGGTAAAGCTGGTTCTGGAAAGACATTGTTAGCAGTACAAGTTGCATTAGATATGTTTTTCAAAAAACAAATAAATAAAATTGTTATAACAAGACCAACTGTATCAAATGAAGATAATGGATTTTTACCAGGTTCATTAAACGAAAAGATGGAACCCTGGTTAGTACCAATTCGAAGCAACATGAGAAAGATTTATAATAAACCAGATATATTATCAAAAATGGAATCGGAAGAAAATATTGAATTGGTATCACTTTCACATTTCAGAGGAAGAACTTTTGATGATGCAGTTGTTGTAATCGATGAGTTTCAAAACTTAACTAAGCAGCAACTTCAAATGGTATTGTCTCGTTTAGGTAAAGAATCACTAATGATTTTATGTGGTGATATGCAACAAATTGATTTGAAACATAAAAATGATTCTGCAATACATGAAGTTGCTAAACTTCAAGTATCTGAATACGTAACAAAGATTGTATTAAAAGATAATCATAGACATCCGGCACTTGATGATGTACTTTCTTTATTAAATGAATATTGATATTTTTATTACTGATATTTATTAATAAAGAATCAGTATGGATTATTCTCAAAACGTAACGATATGGCCAGGTAGTTCATCTTTCAGCCCGGGAAAAACACCATTTGGATATTTTGATTCCGATGCTATTTTTCAAGAACATGCAGATAAATTTGCAAATTTTGCAGCAAATCTTTTAGGATATCCGGTATTAAACGTAGAGCTGCAAGATGTGAACTTCTATACAGCATTTGAAGGTGCTATAATTGAATATTCAAATCAAGTTAATCAAGTTAATATTGTAAACAATTTGCTTAATACATTAGGTATACAAACTGGTTCACAATATCTTCAAGGAGGTTTAACTGGTAAAGCAGTAGGAACATCACTTTCATATATTACTAAACTTTCAAAAGCATATGGTACTGAAGCTGATTCTGGTGGTAATGTAAAATGGCATAAAGCATATTTAAATGTACAAACAGGTGTACAAAAATATTCAATTAGAGAAGCTGTTTCTACATCATTATCCATGTCATTATCAAATACATCGTCAATTGAAATTAAAAGAGTTATTCATACAGTTCCTCCAGCAATTATTAGATATTTTGATCCATTTGTAGGAACAGGTTTAGGTTCGCAACAATTATTAGACTCATTTGATTTTGGTGGAATGTCGCCATCAGTTAATTTCATGATGATGCCAATTCATTCTGATTTACTTAGAATACAAGCAATTGAATTCAATGATCGTATCAGAAAATCACATTTCTCTTTTGAAATACATGGCGATGACATTATTATATATCCAGTACCTGGATCAGAACGAGGTAATGCATCTACTCCGTATTTTGATAAAGTTTGGTTTGAATTTTTATTTGAAGAAGATAAAGCAAAAGACGCCTTATTATTCGGAAATACGGCGGTTTTAAACGGAGTGATTTCGGACGCATCTAATATACCATATAACTATCAACAATACAGTACAATTAATGATATGGGGCGTGCGTGGATTCTTAGATATGGGTTAGCACTCGCAAAAGAAATGTTAGGTCGTATACGAGGTAAATATAGTACAGTACCTATTCCAAATTCAGAAGTAACACTTAACGGCTCAGAATTAATTTCTGAAGCAGCTTCTGAAAAAAGTGATTTAATCAGCCAGTTAAGAGAATTTTTAGATAAAATGACAAGAGAGAGCATGTTGCAACGACAAGCAACAGAAGATGAAGCTTCAATGAATGTGTTATCAAAAATTCCGACCAAATTATATATAGGATAACGAAATGGCATTGTTCGGCACGCAACGAGATGCAAAGTTTATGGCATCAATTAATTCAGAGATAATGAATCAAATCATTGATACTGAAATTGAATTCTACAAACTTATCGTAGAACAATCTGAATCTAATTTGTATGGCGAATCAGATAAAAAGTCATTCTATCAGTCTATACTTATTCCTGCACTTATTACTAAAGAAGGTAAAAATGCAAGTCAAGATGATTATGGACATACATATACAAGAACATTGCAATTTGCAATATCAAGAGATACAGCAGAAAAATCTGGATTTTTTCCGGAAGTTGGAGATATTGCATTTTGGGACAATGAATATTATGAATTAGATAATGTCGATGCAAATCAATATTTAGCCGGAAAAAATCCAGAAACATGGCCTAATGGCGACAGTCATGGTTTCAGTGTATCAATTGTTTGTGATGCTCATGCAACAAGACAAACACCACAAAATATTCGTAATATTCGTTTTGGCGGAACAACTAATGATCAAACATATAAAGGACATTGATGCCAAGATACAACAGAGAAAATATCGATCGAAAAACTAATAAACCAAATCCATCTAGAACCGAAACACCTAGAGAAGATTTAATACTGAATCGAGCTACGCAAATCAGAAGAGATGATGATGTAATTCGTACACCACGTCGTACCTTGTATGATATAGACTTTGCAATGAAATGGTTTATTGATAATGAAATACAGCCACAAATTACACACAACAATGAATTAATCAACGTTCCGGTAATTTTTGCAAATGGAGAAAAATGGGATAATGTACGACGTTTAGGGTATTTACGTGATGAAAAGGGTATGCTTCAATCTCCGTTAGTTGTGCTTAAAAGAAACACAATGACTGAACGAGACCAACTTAAAAAACTTGATACTAATAGACCAGTATCAATTGATGGTATCGGCAATCAAATGTATTATAGATCAAAGTACAACAAAAGAAATCGATACGAAGACTCATTATTTCCTATACCAATCAATAATCCAGAAGAATCAAAAGAGATATATGCAATCAATATTCCAGAATATGTTGA